CAGAGATGATGATGTCTTGCGTTATCAGGGTCTAGCATTTAGCTGGATAGGGTTTGACGAATTGACCCAGTGGGCCACACCATATGCATGGAATTACATGCGGTCACGTCTACGGTCCACTGCACCAGACTTGCCTATCTTTATGAGGGCTACGACTAACCCCGGAGGACGGGGCCATCAATGGGTCAAGAAGATGTTCATCGACCCTGCACCGTACAATAGGTCTTTCGATGCGACAGATTCTGAAACCGGAGAAGTCTTGCGGTATCCCGCAGGACATGCAAAAGCTGGTAAATCTTTATTTAAAAGGCGGTTTATCCCAGCAAGACTATTCGACAATCCTTACTTGGCAGAGTCGGGTGACTACGAAGCAATGCTTCTATCCATGCCAGAGCAACAGCGTAGGCAACTCCTAGAGGGTGATTGGGATATTAAAGAGGGTGCAGCCTTTACGGAGTTTGACCGTACTGTGCATGTGGTTGATCCTTTCCCCATTCCTAATAATTGGGTTAAGTTTAGGGCTTGTGATTATGGCTATGGTTCATACAGCGGGGTTGTTTGGTTTGCTGTTAGTCCTGCTGAACAACTTATTGTATATCGGGAGCATTACGTTTCTAAAGTTCTGGCGACGGATTTGGCAGACCAAATTCTTGAGTTGGAAGCTGGGGATGGCAACATCAAGTATGGCGTTCTTGATAGTTCTCTTTGGCATAAGCGTGGGGATACTGGTCCTAGCTTGGCAGAACAAATGATTATGAAGGGGTGCCGTTGGCGACCATCAGATAGAAGCAGAGGAAGTAGAGTAGCTGGTAAGAACGAAATACATAGACGGCTACAAATAGATGAGTATACGGAGGAACCAAGACTTGTGTTCTTTAATAATTGCACAAACATTATATCCCAATTACCAGCACTTCCGCTTGACAAGAAGAATCCAGAAGACATTGACACGCACTCTGAAGACCATCTTTATGATGCACTCCGGTACGGTATTATGTCCCGACCCAGGTTCTCTGTTTTCGACTACGACCCGATGGGAAGACCATCGACTGGTATGCCGGTAGCTGATTCAACATTTGGATATTAAGGAACTTAACATGGCTGAAGATGAAATTATGATTGAAGACGACGCGATTGCGTTAGAGGATACGGAGGATAGCGTCCAAGAAGATGTGGGTGTGTCCTCTATAATTAGTTTTGTCACAGATCGTTTCTACAAAGCTAAAGACTATAGGTATCAAGATGAGGAAAGATGGCTTCGTGCATATAGAAACTATCGCGGTTTGTATGGCCCTGACGTACAGTTTACAGAAACGGAAAAATCACGTGTCTTTATTAAAATCACCAAAACAAAAACATTGGCAGCATACGGACAGATTACCGATGTACTCTTTGCCAACAATCGCTTTCCGCTTTCTATCGAACCTACGGAACTTCCTGAAGGTGTAGTAGACAATGTACACTTTGATCCACAAGCACCAGATCAATCGGTAGGCATTGACGATTTGCAGAATCCATATGGGTTTGCAGGTGACGGCATGGAACTCCCTGCTGGTGCCACGGAAAAAACTTTGATGGATAAGTTAGGTCCGCTACAGGAAAAGCTAGACCCTGTAATGGACAAACTAAAAGAGGGGTCAGGTTTAACGCCCACAGCTATTACATTTAGTCCTGCCATGATTGCTGCTAAAAGAATGCAGAAAAAAATCCATGACCAGCTAGAAGAGTCAAGTGCAAATAAGTATCTACGCAGCACAGCGTTTGAGATGTCTTTGTTTGGCACGGGTGTAATGAAGGGGCCATTTGCTATTGACAAAGAGTATCCTAATTGGGATGACGATGGTGAATATGATCCTGTCTTTAAAACAGTCCCACAAGTATCACACGTATCGGTATGGAACTTTTACCCAGACCCTGATGCCAACAACATGGATGAGGCACAGTTTGTTATTGAACGACATAAGATGTCACGCACACAGTTGCGTTCTCTCAAACGTCGTCCCTACTTCCGTGAGTCAGTAATTGATGAAGTCATCTTGCTGGGTGAAAATTACGACAAGATGTATTGGGAAGATGACCTTGCCGACTATGCCCCAGAACATGGCATAGATCGTTTTGAGGTTCTTGAATATTGGGGCATGATGGATGTTGACATGCTTCTTGAGCAAGAAGTTGATATCCCAGATGAACTGAAAGACTTTGACGAACTACAAGCTAATGCATGGATTTGTAACGGTAAGTTGATCCGTCTTGTATTGAATCCGTTTAAGCCTAGCAAAATCCCATACATGGCTGCACCGTATGAACTCAATCCTTACTCATTCTTTGGTGTAGGCATTGCAGAGAACATGGATGATACCCAGACACTTATGAACGGTTTCATGCGTATGGCAGTGGACAATGCTGTGCTTTCAGGTAACTTGCTGGTTGAGGTGGACGAAACTAACCTAGTGCCGGGACAAGACTTGACACTATATCCGGGCAAGGTGTTCCGTCGTCAGGGTGGCGCACCGGGTCAAGCTATCTTCGGTACCAAGTATCCAAACGTATCACAAGAGAACATGATGATGTTTGACAAGGCTCGTGTCCTAGCAGATGAAAGCACAGGCTTCCCATCCTTTGCACATGGGCAGACAGGCGTGTCTGGCGTAGGACGCACAGCATCTGGCATCTCCATGCTTATGGGTGCGGCGCAAGGCTCTATCAAGAGTGTTATTAAAAACGTAGATGATTATTTGCTACGTCCACTTGGCGAAGGACTATTTCGGTTTAACATGCAGTTTGACTTTGACTCTGATATCAAAGGCGACCTAGAAGTAAAGGCACGTGGTACAGAAAGTCTAATGGCTAACGAGATACGTAGTCAGAGGCTCATGCAATTCTTGCAAATTGCAAGCAACCCTGCACTTGCCCCGTTTGCTAAATTCCAATATGTAATCACGGAGATTGCAAAGTCTATGGACCTTGACCCCGATAAGGTTGTAAATAATATGAATGAAGCTGCTCTGCAAGCAGAAATTATGAAGCAGTTCCAAGCCCCGCTACCTCAAGGACAAGGTGCGCCAGCAGGTGCGGATGTGATGGACCCAACTGGTGCAGGTGGTGGAACAATGGGTACCGGACAGGTACCAGTACCGGGTGAACAAGGATTTAGTGGAAATGGTGGACAAGGAAATGTACAGCAAGCTGAAGCCGTTGGTGGGCAACAACCGCCAGTGGAATCACTTCAGTAGTTACATTGATGCGTTAATCGACACGCATCGTAAAACATTAGAGCAGTCGAATGACATTACAGACATTTCACGTGCGCAAGGTTCTATCACTGCATTGCGTAAGGTGCAACGTCTTAGGGATGAAGTGAGTGAACTAGATGGCTGAAGAACCAACCCCTTCTTTTCTGGGTCAACCGGATGAAGTTAGAAACAAAAAGTATGATAACCTACTTTCAGACTTAACAAGTCAAACTGTAGGAGGTTATTCGTTTTCTAACATATCTGATGCTATCAAAGAAGCAGAGGTTGGAGGAGATAAAAATGCGACAGGCTGGCCGTATATATTTACTAAATCTGGTAAGACATCATCCGCTTTTGGTCCTATACAAATTACATATAGCACGGTTTTAGATTATTTTGTTGGGGCAGGAAAAGAAAAAGACCAGCTTGCGCGTTTTAGGGCGGGGGATTTTGTAGAGGGATATAGTCAGCTACCTGCAGATGTTAAGAGTTACCTTAAAAGCTTTGTTGAACAAGGCATAAAAAAACGAAATAACAAAAAGCCACAAGATGGTGGAGCCTACGGAAATCTAGGGATAGGTGATATATCTAAAGCAGATCACGAAAAATACTATCCGTTTTTAGTGGGTGTTCATATTCGTGAAAAGAAGAAAATAGCAAAAGACGATACTGTTCCTAGTTTTGTTAATGCACATTATGGTTCTGTAGAACATTCAAATGAAAGTATACAAACGGCAAGAACTAGCGCACGAAACAGATTACAGAAAAAAGTAAATGAAGCACTAGACATTGAAGCAATACCAACAACGGAAGCAGATGCAGAGAGTTTCACAGAGTTAGAACAATATGTACCAGCTACTGCAAAGCCTGAACCTTCACCTGCAGTACCTGATGCAGTTAGTAAAGGACAGCCTTCTGCAGAACGTGCCATAACAATTGATTATGAAGGCGAAATGCCAGATGTTGGTGATGACGTTCCTCTTCCAGCTATTGCAGAAAAAGATGTAGCACCAGACACAACTGATGCGATCCCTACTGCAGAACCTGAAGAGAAGGGGCTTTTTAGTCGTGCGATATCTGGCGTTGGTGAATTTCTTTTTGGTGACGATGATGATACATC